GTAGGGATTGACAAGGGACAGGCTTTTAAGTTTTTTGGTAAGGATAGATTGTCGATCGACTACAACCCAAACGAGGCGTATGGCGAGATAAGCTATGTAAACCGACAGATGAAGCGCTACATAGCCGGGGAGGGTAAACCAACATTCAAAATTGGAATTAAAAAGGAGTTAGAGGAATTTTTAGATAACGTTGAGAAGATGGGTGACGAAGAGTATTTGAACCTCGTCAAACCATACGTAACTCGCGGATCCGGGTCTCCGTTCGGTCCTTACGCGGCTTACGATTCAGAAGCACAGGTCAATTTCGCTTTGATTCGAAGAAAAAACGGACTTCGGGTAGCGATTGATCAATTCTGGAAAGACATAGAATCTCAACGAGCCAAGGCCGTGAGAGGTTTGGTTCCTCTAAAGGTTTCCTCAAAGGGTGCTGTTACCCCGATCACTAAGGAATTTATCGAAGAGGCAGACGCGGCAATGTGGCGCGGGAAAGCATTACACATTGCCGGTGATGATTGGGAAGGTATGCAAGCTCTGGTTTACGGTACCGATTCAAATTCTTTTATTGAAGGTAAATTGCGCCGAGAGGCGAACAAAAGAATTGAGGCGTTAGCTAGAAAGTTAACTGGAAGTGATGATACCCTTGATAAAATCTTTGACCAGATTATCAAGTATGGAGGCGAGGTAGACTCCGCGTTTGCTCCGGGTGGCATTTGGTATTTATCGGATGAAACTAAAGAGTTGGGGAAAACACTTTTTGGCTTATTTCACGGCACATCTCCGGAGCAAATTCCCAAACACATTAGACCCGCTTGGATTCACTATAAGGATCGAATAAGTGATTGGTGGGGGAAAAACGGCGAGTTGGTTAAAGAAAAGGTAATAGGAGCTAAAATTACTAAATATATAAAACCGCAGCAAGGCGTTAAGGTAGAGGGAATAAAGTCGTTCAAAATTAAGGGGTATTTTGAAGAGGGCGAAAAGAATTACCGTGGCGGTAAGATTGTAATGGGCGATGGCGGAGGTCATTCTTTCATCGGTGAGACGTATCATATCGAATTTGATGACGGGATGAAAATTGAATACGTTCGCCATGACGACGGAAACAAATATAGTAAACAGGGTAAAATAAGGATTCATCTTGGCGACAAATTAGGAAAGATTTCTACCGAAGATATCAATCGAGCGATGAAAAACTTAGAAAAATTAGGTATATCTACTAAATTAGCGAATAAGGATGATCTAGAATTACTCTATTTAATAAAGTCGGCTAACGCGGCGGGAAAATGGGGTTACGCAGAGTATTTTCCCGTGGCTAGTAAGACAGTAAAGCAAAATATTGCTCATATCAAAAAAGTTTGGGAATTAGATTTGGGTAAAAAATTGACGAAATCGATGGGTTATCGACCGTTACCCGAATCCGATTTCTTAGACGGGAGTGGTTACGCTAAATGGAGGCGATTCGATCTAAATCGTGACGAATTGTACAAAAACGATGTGGCGCTTTACCATACATTTTATCGCGGGACTGAAGATTTAGAGGCTATGTTAGAGGGCGGTTCTAACGCTATAATAGCCACCGAAGATCGTTATAGAATAGGGTTGGTGGCAAAAGGTAAATCCCCAGGGAAGGATCAGGAGACCGGCGGAGCTAGTTATGTGTTCACTAGACTACGCACTTCTCAACACGAGACGGTTTGGAGAGAACATGTTTTCAATCTAAAATTCCATCCGGATGCGATGGATGTCGATTCTTTTTCGTATAATTTCGATAACTACGGAAACGCGCATCCGGAAAACCTTATTAAGTCAAAAAAGGTTGGAACAGCTTCAATTATTAATATTGCTGCGGAGGGCAGTTCTAGTAACGAGACCATGATTAAAAATTCGATAAGCCTGGAAAAGTGGCTCGACGAGGTTGAGGTGGACGAAAGTGAGCGCGATAAATTTATTGAATTGTTTAAGCGAAATGGTATAACTAAAGTAGGTCCTAATCGCAAACCCATTGAAAAAGCCATAGTAACCCGTTTTACCCGCAAATAAGATGAAATTTGAAAAATTCATAGGTGAAAATAAAGATTTTTCAATGATATCAGCATTTTACTCGCGAAATGGTCTTCGCGTATACTCCAACGACGACGTGTTCGAATTGGTACATATCGCCAGATTCACCGGAGGGAAATTTTCGTATTTTTCTACCTCTGACGATAAGCCTCATAAGGCAAAATACGTTCGAGACGACAAGAGGGTTGGATGGCCGGCCACGGCAATCTTCCAGTTAGGCGACGGTTCCTATTTTCGATGTTCTGTTGATAGGTGTACGAAAAAGCAACTCAAGTCGATTGACGACGATCATTACGACGAGAAAATGATCGAGAAGTGGATAAACCTAATCGCACTCGAGAAATTCGAGGTCGAAAACAAGCGGCTCGGACAAAAAGACTACAATGTGTCGATGGTTTATGTCGACGTGGGTGACGTCTCCTTAATGCCTGCAGCGGCGATCGCCGTGTCGAAAGGCGGAGAGGTTTCCGCGCGATCCTATCCTCAATTTGGGTCCACTGCGCGGGTATGGGCAGATAGGTTTGCGACGGCCAGTAAAATTGGGAAGATCACGAAGGAATTCCTTGACTATTGGATCGACAGATCAAGCGGGATTACCGAATCGATATCGCCGTATTACACGATTTCTGCGGAGACCGCGGCGGACGCGGCCGAAATTCTTTTAGTAAAAGAAAACGTTTACGCAGATATGGTGATCAATATCTAACGGTATAGGGGGATTGCCGGAATTATGGTAAAAATTCCGGTATGCCAATACAAAAATGGGATTATATTGCTCCTACCCAGGGGGTATTTGAACCCGTAGCGGATATCGCGGAGAGGATAATTAAGGGCGAACTGGATATTTTTGTTCGTCCAAAGACATTCGGATCGTTAGATTCTGGGGTCTACTTGCTGGTCGGGGACGACACGGCGTATGGGGTGGTAGAGATCTCGGAGGGTAGAGAACTCGCATCGCCTCTCGACGTGAAATCGCTCGAGTCGAAACACGGCGTAACCGAAAAGGCAATCGGAGATTACTCTCAGGTGATTTCGTCATGGTCTACCGGGCCCTGGAACGCCTGGAAAGTATCGGTGTTGCACCGATATCCGGAGCCACGGGCGATTAAAAAGAGTGGTGTTACCCCAATTTCCGTACAGAACATACTGGTTTTTGACGGCGGAAAATCCTATCTAATTCCGGGGATTGACATTGAAGACGGGGAATTGTCTTTGGTACAAAAAATCAAAGATGTCGATAATTACGATCCGTCGAAAATTCAGGATGCTCAATTACGCGACGATTTTCGGGTTTGTCTCGCGTGGTATTCGACGTGGAAAAAGGATCCGGGCAGTTTTAAATACGACGAAAAACAATTGGCGAAATTACTCGAGTCGATCGTCAGAGAGCTCATATCGCGGGGACCGGGGGTAATTCAGTTTGATCCTTCGAAGATGAAACCGAACGCCAAAGAATTTTTCAACACTATTGCGCGTAAAGTAAAGGTGCCAAAAACCATGTATAAAAAATTGGAATTGTCGCCAAAAACCAATGTACGAAAATTCGACGTGGTCGATTTAATTAGAGCTCACTATCAATCCCATAAGATTTTCGAAGTTTGCAAATCGGAGGATAGTGGGTGGACAACCCAAGACGTTGTGAATTTACACGCTAATATCGTAAATAAGCTTGCCGATTTGGGTGTTGAACACCCAGCTCCGCCAGATAATGGAGTCGATGAATTAAGTTACGATTTCGAAGAAAACGCCGGGGAATCGCGGGTTGAAACCGCTATCAGTAAGGCGTTAGAAATTGTGTCTGCTACCGAACCGGAAGAGACGGAAAAGGCGGATCTATACGCCAGCGCTCCGTCGGAAAGCGGTAGTTACCGGTTTGTGGTTCACGCGCATTGGCGCGGAAAAGGGGTTCACAACGATCTCAGATACGAATCGAAAGCAGGTAGCGGAATGTTGCTCGGATGGACTTTGAACACCGCGAAACCCGGGGCGGTTAGCGAGCCAGTGACTACCCTTGCTGCGGCGAAAAAATATTCAAATAAGGGAAATGCGGGGAAGATCTTTAAGATTAACTGGGCTACCGGTGAGTGGGACACGAAAGAGGGTGGCGGTAGGGTATCGATATTGTCCGAAAAGAAAAACCCAGAACCCCACCCTTGGATCGACGTCGAAGGAAAAACAAAGGATCCGGAGCCGGGTAAACCACCTCCGGTAGGCGGGACCGCCCAATATCCCGGGGTGTTCGATATCATCGATCAGGGTACCGTCGAGTACGGCGCACAACTTCCGGATTTTCACGAGCTTTTTTTACACGGAAAGGTGTTGAAATACCGGTTGATTTTTCACCAGGCGACGTTGCGTAAAGACATAACACTACCCAGCGAATCGGGTAGCGCGGGGTTTGGGTGGCTCTGTATTTACCCGGAAGACCAGCGACCTTATGTGATTAGCACGGGCGCGGTAAAAGAAGGTTGGATGCCAGATGGGGCGAATTCGGCGCTCCCGGCGGGTATAAGAGATCAGATACCGGAGCAATACCAATACTGGAAAAAGGGCGTAGATGCCAAAAAGATCCGCGACGATTTGGTAAGCGCGATCGGAAAGGGCGATGTAAAGATCGATTACGAAAAACCGTATGGTCGAAAATCTTCGATGCAAAAAGCCGAGTTCGTTTTACAGACTTTTCACGATAAAAAAGACGGGTCTCCGTGTCAATGGTCGGTTAGGATCGATGCGGGTGGTTCCGATCTGTTCGTAATCAAATCCGATAAAAATCCGGTAAGTGATTCGTCGATTCGCGTTGAAATTTCTGAGGAACGCTATGGAAATTCGATGTTGGTAAATGGTCGTATACCTCCAGGCCACTATTTAAATCAGGGTAAAAGATCGGACGAATACGTTTTAAAAATCGATGGCGGAGAGGTGGAAATTACGTCGTACTCGAAGAATTTTATCAAGGCGTACTTCCGGGGCGGACAGCTTAATGGGTGGTTTTCCATTGTCAAAAACAAAGAGGGTTGGGAATGGGTACGAGCCATTGAACCAACTGAAAAATCTGAAGATGGTTTTGAGGTTTATGTACCTTTCGACTATGTCGAAAAACAGGTAAGTAAGGAAAAGAGATTGGTTACCGGAATAGTATTGGAGCCGAACGTGATAGACGCCCAATACGACTTCGAGAAACCAGAGGTAATCGAACGTGCGGCGCACAGATTTTTAGCCGGTTACAATAAGCCATCGATACAGGGCGGGACGACTATCGGATTGATGCACCAACAATTTCATAACGTCGGAGTCGAATTAGTCGAGTCGTACATTGCTCATGACGATTTTTATTTAGGGGGCAATTCCACCGCGAAAAAGGTTGCAAAAGGATCGTGGGTAATGACAGTACACGTTTTCGATGATAAAACCTGGAAAGATGTTAAAGATGGAAAACTCACGGGGTTTAGTGTCGGTGGTACAATCGTATCGGCGGGGCGTGAGGTATAACCATGGCAGATAACGGAAAACCTAACGGTATTGACAGAAAGAAACCTCGCGAAATACTTGAATTAACTGCGCGAGAGGTATCCCTGGTCGATAGGCCGGCAATAAGACGTACTTTTTTAGTTACCAAACGACAGGAGCAAACAATGGGCGCGTTCGACAACAACGAAAATCAAGAGAACCTCGAAAAAGCCAATTCGGGTGAAACAAAAACAGAAGAGGCGGAAAAAGCTAATTCGGATGAAACGAAAGAAGACACCGAAAAAGCTAAAGCCGTGCCTCCTACCACTCCGGAAAAATGCCCGAAGTGCGGTGCGGTAATGGGCGCGGATGGCGTTTGCCCGAAGTGCGGCTACAAATCTAAAGCTTGCGGGACTCCCAAGGTGAAAAAGTCACTCGAGTATAATACCGAAACCGGTGAGATCGAGATAGACGGCGAACCGGTAGAGAAAGGTACCAAGGGATTTACCGGTAAGCGGACGGAAGCATTAGGCGCGGCCGTCAAATCTCTCATGGGGATCCTATCTGAGGTGCAACCGGAAGTGGCTAAGTCAATTATCAGCGACTTGGTTAAGCAACAGTTACCGGCGGATCTCAAGTGGACTTCGGGGACCGTAGCTCGTAGCGTAGGTGTCACGAAGAGCAAAGAAGACTCGTCAGATTTGGTGAAAATCGGCGAGTTGATCAAATCTGCTTTGGAGCCGGTGGTCAAAAAAGTCGAAGATCTCGGTACTCAGGTTTCCGATATATCGAAAATGCGAACCGCACCGCAGAGCGCGGAAGGGGCGACCGACACCGTCAAAAAATCAGAAGAGAAAAAGAGTTTTTGGAGCGGATTACCGCTCAAGTAGCCTAACCATGGCGATCTTCTAAGGAGAAAAGTCAGATGACTAATGAAGAATTGATTCTCAAGGCAATATCCGCAGCCGAGGTTTTGGCTACCTCTGGGGCCTTAAATCCGGCACAGTCCGATCGATTCATTGACTACGTAGTCGACGAATCGATTTTCAAAAACAATTGTCGAGTAGTTCGGTTCCGGCAATCTGAATTGCAAATCGACAAGATCGGTATCGGAAACAGAACCATGTTCCCGGCTACAGAATATGTGGCGCCGCAAACTCGTTTGGGTGTCGCCACTTCTCAAATCAAGTTGAATCCGCAAGAAGTTATTACCGCATTCGACATTACCGATAATTTCAAGGATTTGAACATCGAAGGCGAGGGAATAGAAGATCATATAATTCGTATGTTCGCGAGCGGATGGCGGAACGACGAAGAATTACTTGCGATTACCGGCGACACGGTTGGACAAGCCTCCTTAGAGGGTGATGTTATACCGAATGGATCGACCACTCAGTATATTAAGGATCCTCTAATGAGCTTGTACGACGGTTATCTGCGTTTGGCGGACTCTGGCCACCTTCTAGACGTTCAAAACACCAACGTAGGTCTTGGTGTATTCGGGGCGATGATTCGACAAATGCCGCGTAAATTCCGTAGGAATCGTTCGCAGCTCCGTTTCTTTATGCCTACCGATTTAGCGCAATTATATATTGAAAAGATCGCGACCAGAATGACTCCAAAGGGAGATCAGGCGACAGAGGGCGCTACTCAAACCCCGTTTGGTATTCCGATAGTAGAAGTTCCGTTGCTCGACTTACAGCCGACCATCGTAGAGAACGTAACTATGACTGGTACCACTGCGCAATCGCTACGCTATGCTCCGTATTCGGACGAGGTCGTGTTACCGAATACGCTTTCCAACGTTCCATCCGTACCGTATGTGAAAGATACCGATTATTCGGTAGATTACACCGCGGGAACGATTACCCGAATCGGGACCGGAGCTATCACGAGCGGCCAGGTTTGCAAGGTCACCTACAAAGCGGGACCGCAAATTATTCTTACCCATTGGATGAATTTCATCATGGGTATTGGTCGCGAGATCCGAATCGAGCGACAACGCAATATTCATAAACGCGCCAATGAATACGTCGTTA